GGCCGAGAGATTGCAAGGATGCCAACGACACGCTGCTCAGTGAGTATGCCGTGACGATTGGCGAGATATTTGAGATGGCGGTGCCGATGCCGGTGGAGGGGGTGTTCACGGTCGATGATTCGTGGGCTGCCATCGAGCGGTTGTACGACGAGGGGATGGGGAGGGGGGCGAGCACCGGCTGGGCCAATCTCGACCGCTACTACACCGTGCGGCGCAAGCAACTGACGATCATCACGGGGACGCCTGGATCGGGCAAGAGCATGTTCATGGACGCCATGCTGATGAATCTGGCGAAGTCCTCGTGGGAGTGGAAGTTCGCCATCTGCTCGCCGGAGATGCAGCCACTCGAACGGCATTGGGCGACGCTGATTGCGCTCTGGGCGGGGCAACCGTTCGGTGAGGGGCCGACGCCACGCATGGACAAAGAGACGCTGCGGCAGGCGCGTGAGTTCGTGCGGGACAAGTTCTTCATGGTACTGCCGGAGGAACCCACCGTGGATTCGGTGGTCGAGCGGTTCCTGTGGACGCACCGGCGGCATGGGGTGGACGGCTGGCTGATGGACCCGTGGAACGAGATGGACCACAGCCGCCCCAACGGCATGACCATGACCGAGTATTGCAACAACGAGCTGCGCACGATCAAGCGCGTGATCCAGAACCATGACGTGTGGGGTGGGCTGATCGCGCACCCGACCAAGCAATACCGCAACAAGCAGACGGGCAGGTACGACGTGCCCACCCTGTACGACATTGCCGATAGCGCCGCGTTCTTCAACAAGGCGGACAACGGGCTGGTGATCGTGCGGGACAAGGGCGACGAGTACGCGCCGGTGGAGGTGCATGTGCAGAAGGTTCGGTTTCAGGAGATCGGTGGGCTGACGGCGGACAAGCCGGCGCTCTTCCGGCATGACAAGGTGACGGGCCAGTACCGAGAGGTGACGACATGGTGAGTGAGCAACGAAAGCGACCATGCGATTACGTATCCGAGCGAACACCGGAGAACGCGCAACGCTGTGCCATCTGTGACGAGGATGCTTGGGACGTTTGCTACGACTCGTTCCTGTGTGATGTGCATGTTGCCGTCTTGGATGCCGAGATGAACGAGCACGCCCGGAAGCTAGAGGCCCAGTTATGACCAGTCAACAGGAGCGCATCGAGACGCTGGAACGGCGGTTGCAGGACGGCTTCATCCGCATCGGGGAGGCGATGAACAACGGCATCGAGGTGACGAATTGGGAGCGTCACTGGATCGAGTTGTTGCGCGAGTACGAATCGCTGAACGACGAACTCGCCGCCACCCCACCGATACAAGCAGAGATGCCGGGCCTGCCGAGGCGAGAAGCCGCATGAGTGTGGTGACGAGGCAGGTGTGCGAGACGTGCGGGGAGGCGTTCGTGCCGGAGCGCAACCGGGTGGGGCGCTTCTGCTCCCGCGCTTGCCGCAACGAGGCCAACCGCTACACGGTGCTGCCGGCCAAGGACACCCGGCGAGGGGAGACGGCGGCGATTCTCAAGAGCGAGACGAAGGGGCGGCTCAAGCCGATGACGGAGGCCGAGTTCATTGCGGCGCTGGCCCGAGAGCGGCGGCTGCTGCTGGATGCCGGAGCGCCGCTTATCCGGCTGGATATGGGCGGGGCGGCTGAGAAGCAAGCGCGGATCGCTGCGCATATGGCCCGTACGCGCGTTGAGGTGACGCAGGAGGGGAAGTAATGGGTATGCTGGCATCCAGTGAGGCAAAAGGATATATCGTTCGCTCTGCGCGAAATGGTGACGTCAAGTGAGCGCGGCGACGATCCGGCGGGTGATCGTGCCGAGTGTGCCGCCGGTGATTCTCAGTCCGAATCGAAAGAACGGACAGAGCTGGCAGCCGATCTATCGGGCGCGTAAAGCGGTGCATCGGGAGTGGTGCGCTGAGATCAAGGCGCAGCAGGTGGAACCGGTGACACCGGGGGCACAGGTGCGGGTGACGATCCGGTATCTGTGGCCGGGGCGCCGTTCAGTGATGGATCACGACAACGCGGTGGGTTTGTCCAAGTACATCCTCGATTCGTTCACCATTGCGGAAATCTGGAGTGACGATAGCCAGGTGGTGGGGGTGGAGATCGAGCAGGAAAAGCTCGATAAGACCGGGCGCACGGTATACAAGCACGGCTGCACCGTCGTGGATATCGAGGAGGTGTAGCCCGTACGCTGCCTATGATCAACGGAGGCAAGCGAATGGCCCCGGCATGGTGTCCGGGGCCTTGGGTTACTCGGTGTTGGTCAGGGCGCGGATGAGGCGGTCGGTATTGGTGGGGTCGGGGGCGTGGGTGCCATGTTCCCAGTTCTGCACGTTGCGCAGCTCCTGCTGGTAGCGCACGAGCAATTCGATCTGCTCGGGCGTGGCGTGCATCAGGCGGTGGGCAAGACCTGGTTGTGACAGCCCCAATCTTTTACGGGCGGTTTTGATTTCCTCGGGCGTGATCTTGTTATTCATTTGGATTATCCGGGAAGTTGAGGCGTGCGAACTCACGTTCAGGCATGGTCGGAGTACCGATGGGCGATGAAGTAGGCGCGTCGTATGTCTCGGTTGGTTAGGTCGTACCGTGTGCGGATATGCTCGGCAATCTCGCTGATGTTACGTACGATGGCGTCTGCTGCTTGCACGCTGGCTTCGGTGCGAAAGTGACCAGGTGCATATCCGATCCTGGTGGCTTCGGTGTAGGCGTCACGAAGTAGGCGCATGTCGAAAAGAAACTGGCGGAATTCGGTGGTCATCTTTGTTGCTCCTTCGGGTTGTGACCAGCCGCGGTCTTTGCGCATGGCCTTGATGGTGGCGGGGTCCAGTGGCTCAGGCATGGGCGGGTTCTCTTGGTGTGAGTGTGCAGGTTTGCTCGATGGTCCAGAGTACTTCGGTCGCAGTTTCATGTGGGCTGACGCGTCCTAACTGGTTGGCGATCAGTAGTACGGCGATCTCATTGATGAGTTTCTGCTTGTCTTGTTCGGTCATCGGTGGGCCTCACAGTCTGTGGGATGGGGCGGCTGGGCTTGGTCGTCTTTTTCTTCGGCAAAGTGGTCGGTTGCGCGGGAGAGCTGGTCATCGAAGTCAATGCCGCGCTGGTTGCACAAGTGCATGAAGTCTGCGAGCAGGTCGGTGATTGCGTCGTCTGCATCGGCGCTGTTGGCGAAGTGGGTGACAGCGGACCATGCGCGGTTGGCTCGGTCGGCATTGGTTAGTTCGGTGGTACGATTGGTGGTCATGATCGGACTCTCCTGTTCGGTCATCGTGGGGCGGGCCTTGCCGGGCGCCGCCCCGTTTCGTTGGGTCGGTTAGCGTTGGTCCGCGAGTTCCTGCTGTAGCCGGGTGATCTCGGATGTGAGATCGTCAATGGCCCATGAGAGCTGTCCGGCCAGCTTGAGGTATTCGGGCTGGAGTTTGGCCGGGTTCGCAAGGTTGCTGGTCTTGCGAATGAGGTCGTTCATTTCTTCGAGCAGGTCGTAGGCGTTGCGTGGTTCTACGTGCGTGACTGCCATTGCGGTGTCTCCTGTTTGTGTTCGTCGGTGGTTAGCAGGATCGGTAGGCGTCAGGGATATCGTTGAATTCCTGAACGGCCAGGATGAGCTGAGTGGGTGCGGGTGCCTCGATGCGGATCGAGCAATCCTCGAATGCCTTGTGGTCCACGTTCAGGAGCGTGAGCATGAGTACGAGTAGCGCGAACATTGGGTTGGTCTCCTCCGGTTGCCGCCGGTCTGGTCGATCAGTTCATCTGATCTCATGTAGGCATGATAGCATGTAAGCATATCTCTGTCAAGGGGTACTGCGACCAAATGATAGAATGAGATGATGTCTCAGAAAGGGGATTTATGGGCATTGGTGACTGGATCGTGTTTGCTTGGTGCTTGCTGGCAGTAACAGTTATGGCATGGTGGGCTTGGAGGTCGTTGCGGTGATCGAGGTTCCGGCGATTCGCACAACGCGAACGAGATACGATGAGGCCGTCAAGGAGCTGGCGTACGAGATCTACTCCAAACGGTGTAACGGTGATATGCCAGCTACGATCAAACTCCTGGCCGAGCTGGTCGATCCTCCGCTGTCGGAAAAGACGATCTACTACTGGCGGGACGATCTGGGTTGGCGCCAGCGGTTCGAGGAAGAAAAGCAAGCGATTGCGCCGTATTCGTGGGATCTGTACTTCGGGGGGTTGGCAGTTGCTGCGCCCGAAGTCGTCAGCTACTTCCGGGCTACGGTGGCAGATGAGTCTGTTCCCCATCGGGACCGGATCGCTGCTGGCCGAGCCTTACTGAATCAGGTGGCCCAGCATATGGCGGAGTTGGAGAAGCGGATGAGTAGTGGTGAC